CACTGTGGACGGTGACTGTGGCTCTGGGGGCGCAGGCGGCTCAGGGTCTGGGTGCGGTCCCCAGTCCTCTTGCGCGCGCATCTCGTCGATGGTGCGGAGACCGATCGACGCGTCGATCTGGTAGACCTCGTGGCGCGTTTTGAGATCGGCGCGCACGAGCGCATCCACGTTGAAGCGCACGTACTGACGCTCCGGGAGCAGACCGAAAAACACGCTCTCCAGTAGCTCGATGTACGGTCGCACGCCAAGCGTGACCATTTGGATCATGTCTTGCTCGGCTGTGCTGTAGTGCAGCCCGCCGCCGCCGGTCTGACCGCCGATCCATTCGGCTGGCACGTGGTAGATGGCTGCTACTTGCGATGCAGACAGCCGCATCGTCTCGACGAACTGAGCTTCCTCAGGCGGTACCGTGATCGGCTGGTAATCCCAGTCCCTGCCGTACACCAGGGGACGCCGTGCGCGCATGGCCGAGGTGAGTCTGCCTGCGATGATCGTCGCTTCGTCCTGGGTGACTTGGACCTCGGAATTCTTGAACGTTCCCGGGGGGAAACCGCCCGATGAGAACCAGTCCGCGCCGTACGTCTGAGCGGCGAGCCCAACGCCGAACGTGGCCGCGAACGCCGCTATCGGAGACAGGCCCTGCACTTGCTCTGGCAGCACGTACCACGGGATGTGCACCAGTTGATCTGCCGGGATCTCCTGGCCGAGGTACGTCCAGATGGGCTGTAGGAACGAGCCTCGGCCGCTCACCATCTGGTCCTGTACCGCCACGTGGTCCGGCGATAGCCAGTCGATCCGCACCGGGTAGCCGAACCCGTCGCGTTCCAAGATGAGCCCGTACGCGTTGCCTCGCAGCAGCAGCGACGTCATACAACGCCGCCACCACATGACGATCTGACCGGAGCTGACCAGCCGGTCAAACAGCTGCGGCAGCGTCGGCATCTCGATGCGCTCCGTGCCGGACTTGCGGTACGCCTTGATCGGCAGCGTCGCCACGCTGGTGGCCAACAGATCCGTCGCGCTGTAGACAGCGGCCAACGTCAGCGCAGCGTCCTGGTTGACCGCTGCGATCAGGGGACCGCCGACGTTCCACGGCACTGACGTGATGGTGCGTTTCTCGGAGGTCTGCGCCGCCTGTAGCCGCGCTAGAGCCACCATCGAACGTGGTCCGTACCGAGTGCCGTCCGGCCCGACAAAGTGCGTCTCATCGGCTTCTGCGGTTCGCTCGCTGACGTTGGCACGCCGGAAGGGGTTGCGCATCTACCCGCCGCCTTCCGGATCACGAATGGGTGAGGCAGGGGGCATCACTGATCACCGAGTGCCATGCACTCCGGCGAGGGATGGTCGCGTTGCCCGTTAGGGCATTAGCGTCGCGATGTGCAAATTGCAGTTCCGCCGGACAACGGAGGTGCAGACCATGCGCTATCGCTGGTTCGTCGTCGTACCCGTGGTGTCAGCGCTACTGATGGGCGCTGACAAATGTGGTGGCCAGGCGAACGACACGCCTGCCACCCACAAGACCCGAGTGCCTACGCAGCTCACCGTGCCCGAACCCCGACCGCATCCGGTCACGAAGCAGTGCGGCATCGGGCACGCGTTGCGGGCCAGCACAGTCAACCCGCTGGATGACTGCCACTACCCGCTGACGTACACCCTGACCGCCGACGCGCGAGGCATCAGCATGACGCGCGTCAGTTGGTCAATCGGTCTTGCCCGCGACACCTTCGAGCACGGCGAAGGCATCACGGGACACATCGTTGTCGTACGGCAGAAGCCACGCCGAGTACCTGCGTACATCGAGATCAAGTGGACCGACGGGTCTGTGGTCACCGATCTGCACCTGCACTACGGAACCGGTTGTTCGATCCAGGTCACTGACGCCAGCGGCGCGCAAGTGGGTCCGTTCGATTCGGAGACGCGCGTACACAAGCCGAAAGAGAAGTTCCCCTACGGGCACGCCGCCTGTGTCTGGGCGTAGCTCACCAGACGCTCGATAGCAGGTCGTAGGATCGGGCGGTACTTGCCGCCCGATCCAGCGCCATCACAGCAGCGACCGCCAAGTCGATCTTGCGCGGACTGTTGCGGGTTTCCTTCACGATGCGCTGGCCGCGACTGTCCACTTTGAGCACTGCGTTGGACAGGTGCCGAGCCAAGCGCGGATCTCCCGAGTGCGTAACGGATTGGTTCATCGTCGCCTCGTAGAACCGTTGCGTCGCAGGCGTCATACGCGCCGGGTTCTGCGGAAACTCGACGATCGGTAGCCGCTCATCTTCGAGAACTTGATACGAACGAGCCCACCGGTAGGGGTCGCAGACGATCTCGCGAACGTGCCAACGTCGGCACGCTTCCCTGATCGTGTCCTCGACTTCCACGACGGGCACTGTCCAGTGCGTGTCAGCGTCGATGGGCCGTTCCCACAGCTGCACCACGTCGAGATAGGGCACGGTGTCCACCGTGCAGAGCACCAGCGCCGTGGAGTCGTTGTTGAACGACCCATCGAACGCCAACACCACTTCGGTGCCGTCCGGCAGCGCACGGGGCGCTGCGCAGGCATCCCACGCACCAGCCGGTAACCACGCCTGCGCAGCGTTCACCCACTGGTTGAGTCGCTTTGTGCGGAAGTTGTGTTCGGGTGTCCGCGTGACCGCCGAGGCCATGTCCTCTGGGTCGAGCAGATCCCCGAACGCCGGGTTCGCGCTGCGCCAGACAGCAGGGTCAGTGTGGTCAGCGTTGTCGAGCGCGCCCCACCAGGCCATGTAGAACGTGGGGTCTGCCACCTCGCCGGAGCAGACCCGTTGGCCATGTTGGAACAGCCGGTAGCAGATGCTATCTAGGCCAGTGCTGTCAGTCTTCACACCTGCGGTTGTGATGCCCAACAGCAGCGGATCAAGGCGCGCTCCCTGCGCCAGTGACATCACGTTCCACAGCTCATCGTTCGGCTGTGCGTGCACCTCATCGAAGATCACCAGCGTCGGTGACAGACCCTCTTTGGTGTAGTGCTCACTGGACAGGCACCGGTACACGCTGGCGGTCTCACGCAGATCGATGGCGTCGCGGTAGACCGAGCATCGCGCGGACAGTTCCGGGCTGTTCTCAACCATCCGCTTCGCGTGACCAAAGACGATCCGTGCCTGGTCGCGGTCGGCAGCGACCGAGTACACCTCTCCGCCACGTGTTCCAAACAGGCCGTCAAGCGCGATGCCCGCGCTGAGCGCTGACTTGCCGGACTTGCGAGGCACGCCAACCAGCGCGACACGGTGCCTGCGACGTCCGTCGGCACGCCGCGCGAACACACCGCCGAGAAGCTTCCGTTGCCAGGGGCGCAACACCATGGGCGTGCCCGCTGGCCCCGCGTAGGTGTCCTGGGTGACGGTGCAGAACATCTCGATGAACTCCGCGACGTCCGTCCCGTCGCCCCGACGGATATCGGCAGGCGGTACCGGGGTCTGCCAGCGGGGAACGCAGGCACGCGGAGGCATCGAATCCCCCGCTCCATCGATCGCGGCATCACGTCATGACGTTGATGGTAGAATCCGGGGGGTATGGACGAACCTCGCATCAATCCGCAGCGCGACCACACCAGGTCCGCTGTGAGGCATCCCTACGCGGTAGAGATCCGCCATGCCAACCAGGACCGACCCCTGCGCAGGTCGTTCCTGTCCGCTGACACCGCGATTGGGTGGGCGCGCGGAGGCTACGCAGCAGGGGCGGTTGTCGCACGGGTCACCCGTCGTCCCGACGGAACGGTTCTGTACGACGGTCCAGCCGCAGTGGAACTGCCGGTATCGGAATGGGTGGCGCGCTGATCATGACGACACAGGCAATGATCAAAAAGTCGTTCTACTGCGCTCCGGACGTGTGGGCGCGTGCGCACCAGTTCGTACGCCCCGGTCGGGTACACGCGCATGTTGTCCGGATAGCGCTGCGGATCGGTCTGGACTACTTGGAGACGCACCCCGACTACGAAGAGACTGAGGAGGAATCGTGACCCGCACCTATTGGCCGCTGACCGAACGTAGGCGCGATCGCAGCGTCGTTCGCATCATCGGCTACAGCGACACACGGATCATGCCGCCTGATCTGGTCGCGCCCGAGGGGCACGACATCGTGATCGGGGCACCCGTACAGCTCCTGCCCCCGACGGGCTGACGTCCCGCGCCATGAAACGCAACCATCGAGAGATGCTCGACCGCGCGCTAGCCATTCTGTACGCGTGGGTGCCCGAGGTCGCTTGTCGTGGCCTCTGTGGCTACACCTGTACCGCGATCGACGCTGGACCGCACGAGCGGCACCGTGTCGCGGCGGCCGGTGTCGTACTACCGCTCTTCGTCGAAGGCGGAGATCACGGCAACGTCTGTCCCGCTCTGCGGGACGGCCGATGCTCGACCTACGAGGTTCGGCCGATGATCTGTCGACTGTGGGGTGCGACATCCGTCATGCCGTGCCCGCACGGCTGTGAACGTACGGGTGATCTGGCGCCCGTGCAGGTCCTGGAGTTGATCTCACATGCGCTCAACGTCGGTCGAGACGATCCGGTCGATGTTGACGGACTGATCGCGGAGTACGAACGGAACCCCACCCCGACACTCCAAATGTTCGCGTGGGGACGGGAACTGGACCGCTACCGGCGTGCTCGTCTGGAGGAAGAGAAGCCATGAAGGCAGTCACAACGGTCTACGCAGTGGTCCGTGCGACACGATCGCACACACAGATCGTCAATCTGTATGCGAACGAGCCAGACGCTCTCACGGAAGCGGAGAGGTACAACAAGATTATGAGGCGCGGTGCCACCTGTTACACCGTGACATCGATGTCGGTTTACCAGTCCGATGCAGACAGTTAGCTAGTGCGCTGCTGACGCCGTGCCATGAACGCGTCAAGTGCGGACGGCTCCACTTCCGCGACGGCCAGCCGGGCTCGGTCACTGGGATTGAATCCGAGGACACCGAGCCCGGCTATCAGTTGGGCATCCAGCGCGCGCAGCGCAGCACGGTCGCGCCAGTGCCCATCCCGGAGCACGGATGCACGAAGCTGCTGGCGTTCATCCATCTGCTCGCACACCATCAACACCGTCTCGACGTCGATGCGCTCCGCCAGCCAGACTGCGCCAGCACGCCAGACACGCTCCCACAGCGCGCGCCCCACCACGCCGAGGGGACGCATTGGCTCCGGTGGCTCCACTGCGGCTGGCAGCATCGTGAGCGTGCCCCGATCCGGCAGCGGACGACGCCCCGGGTTGCCGATCCGACGCTTCTCTTCGACTGGCTTTGGTGGTCGGCCCAATGGCCTATGCGTCGGACGCACCACTGTCTACCTCCGGGGATGGTTCTGACACGTCGTACTCTGCATCGTCCGCGCGCAGCACTCGTGCGCGTTGCTGCGCGTCGGCGGTGCGCCATCTAGCGATTTCGCAGTAGTCGCTAGAGAGGTCGTTACTGATGCCGGTACGACCCAGCACGCTTGCCACCAGCGCGGTTGTACCGGTGCCCCCAAACGGGTCGAGCACCCGTGCAGGCGTGGTGTCAGGGAGCGCGCCATCCGTAGCTGCGGTGCACGCGCAGATATAGCCGACCAGTCGACGCGTGCGCCAAACCCTGTGACTGCTGTGGTTGTCGAGTGACTGACCGCCCGTACCGTCAAACCGTGGATTCGCACCACGCGCCTTCAATACATCGTGCGTGCTCTGCCCCTCCGCTTCGACCGCGGGACGCCGTCCCTCGCCGCACACGGTGCAGATCCCTGGTGGCGACCAACCCAGGATGATCCGACGGGGCAGCTCAGGCGGGAACGCCGCGTAATGCTCCGGCAGTCCAGTGGGGACGATCAATGGGGTGGTGGCCAGATGCCACACAGACGGTGGCAACTTTCCCAGCGCGTGTGGAGCCATACCGTCGCCACCGTAGTTGTGACCAGCGTCCGGGTTGGGATTGCGCCCCTGCCCATTCTTGCGCTCATCCCACGTGAGACCGTGGCGCGTCGTAGTCTCGCGGATCTCGTCAACCGCCGAGTAGTACGAAGGCTGCTTGACGAAGTGGAACCATTGCTCGTGGCTGCGGCGTACCCGGTCGGTGACACTCTCCGGCAGCCCATTGGACTTCGACCAGATGAC